GGGTGCTATTTCCCCTTCTTGATTCTTCCCATGATTTCTCTTACTTCCGCATCCTTCTTTTGGTCGCGTTTTGTTAGTGAATTGAAGTCAACAACAATTGTTGAAAGTTTGTTGTCTTCGCTTTTAATCACTTTCAATGAAGTATTCAGACAAGCGAGCAACTTTTTCAAAGGTGGTAACATCTGCGTCTTTTGTAAGCCTTGGATATATTTGTTGTAATTGTCTTCGTCGCCTTCACCAGTTGCATTCATACCGGCTGAAGAACGCCCGAAAAGTTTTGTCACAGGAATTCTATAAGAACCTGACACGCCCATCATCTGTCTGTCCCAGACATCTGCTACGCCTGCAAAAGAGACATTTTCTCTTGTGTAGTCTTCGTCTTCGCCAAGGAATACGCCGTTTATAACCGACTTCTGTAAATCCATCGCTTCCAAGCGATTGTCAATTGCCTTGTAGTTGCTTTCGGCAACGAGTTGTTCAAGGTTGCTCAATTTGTACTTACCAACCGAGCATTCACCCATAAGATTTGCAGTACCTTGACAAGTCATATTATAATTCCGTGCATCCTCTAAACCTTTGTAGACACTTGACAACCCCCAGTAAATTTCGTACTCTAACCAACCCGGGATAGCCCTGTCAATAATTGTAGTTGACTTGAACAGGAGACATCTGCTTGCATGAATTTCGAATGTTTCGCCGTTTGCCTTTTTTACAACGAATCTTTCATAGTCTTCAAAGTAAGGACTTTCCGGCATATTGTTCAATTCCATCCTTCCAAGGCAAATACGATCGCAACTATAAACACGAAGAGCTCGTATTTGTCCATCCTTTTCAGGTCGCCATACTTCTCTCCAATCTCCCCCACCTTCTACATCCATGACAATTAAAGCACCGCCTAAAAGTCCTGTCCACTTAAGAGCTTGAGTGAATTGCTTATGTCCGCTTAGATTTTCAAACGCTGCATAGAGTTGTCCGTCATCGCCTTGTACTTCGAAGCCGTCTTGCGTCATTGCTTCAGCTGGAATGTCAACTGCATTCGAGACAACCCCGCCACCGTAATATAAAGCCTGCAACTCGATTTGAGTAAGGCGTGTAAATCCAGGAACAGAATTTCTACCTGAAGATTTATCCTTCATCATGCCGAATCCGGTTATTAAGTTTTTCCATCCGTCCATTCTGAACAGTGAACTAATTCCCATGTCTACTCCTTATGGCGAATAAAGCGACGAGACGCCTCCGCCCTTGTAATAAGCCATTCGTAACAATGACGCCGCGGAATCTGGCGCATCTCTTGGGTCTTGCCCGGGCCTATAATCGTTTATTTGATTTAGATAATCTGCGTCTGTGTTTGGATCCCAGATTATTTGTTGCCAGTATTTTTTGAGAAAGCTTACAATTTTGATATCTTTATTCATAGATTCATTGTAGGCGTGGACAATAGGGAAGCCCGGAATTTTTCTTAATTCACCACTGGCCATCCCTTTGTCAGGATTTTTTTCTATATAAAAGTTTCGAACATTTCTACTCTTACACTCTCTTGCCACTTGTAACTTACAACTATCGAAAGTCTCTGGAAAGACTTTTCCATAAGCTTGTATCAATCCGTCCGGTCTCTGCGCCATTGCTGTGAAGGCGTTTGTGCAGGTGCCATCCCATGCTGCATCCAAGTGACCGAAATTCTTTGTTGGGCGAAGAGTGTAATCCCAAGGGCCGTAAATAGGCTCATCGAAGATTTGCCCTTCGTCTTTTACTGATGTGTCCAAGTTGTAATTGATTGCGAAAAGAGATGCAGTCGTTGTCTTGCGTTTCTTTTGCAGTTCTTCGACAGACAAAATGTTTGTATCTTCAGGTTTGTATTTCCACGCTTCGGGTATTACCAATTCGTTGTCGTCGTTGGTTAGAGCCCAAGCGTCATCTCTGTGCCAAGGTGTCCCTACAAAGAAACAGGACTTCCCCGGATCAATAATGTTAGTCACAATTTCTAAGACGCCTTGTTTGACCCTTTCTCTAACAGCTCGGGAAAGGCGGGAATTTATTGTAACGATGTCATCACAAAGTATCCGGTCATAATGCTTACCAGTTGGAATTTGATTTATTCCGTACGCATCTATCGAATTTTCTTTTGTAATCGTTTTTTTGAAAGAGAATAAAATTTTACCCCATGGGCTTTTTAGAACTTTCGGGATTTTACCATGTGCGTATTCGAACAAAGAAATAATCGCAGGGCTTTCCATATACTTCTTAATCGTGTCCAGTGTCGCGGCAGCTTCTGTGAAATTCTCACGAATAAGAGCAATGCGGTCTGATGGATGGAAAAGTAAATAGTAAATAATCCCAACCTCAGTGACAGCAGTAGTCTTATAGGCTCCGCGGTGGGACATGAGAGATGCGTTTTCTCCACCAGGAGTGTCCCAAATCATTTTTATCCAATCGCTATGAAGTTCGGTGAGTTTTGTTTTTCCCACCATGTGCCCAATTAAATGAGGATAGTCTCTTATCTGCCCAAGTGATTCCGGTGTCCAAGAGAATTCCATAATCCTAGCCAAGCCCTGAGAAACTTATTGGGTTTTTACTGTTCGTGTCTTGTCGTGACAATTCCTTCTCGGCTTTTTCTGCTCGCAGTTGCTGAGGTGTACGTCTGTCAACTTTTCTCCCACTGTTCAAAACAGCAGACAAAACCAATTCTGCTTCAGCACTCACCTTGCTATTATTCGAAGAAGCTGACGCGAGTGGGCCATTCCGCATGATTGAGACATAGCTTGCAATCGCTTTCAGTGCTTCACTCCTCTTTGCGAGCTGTATATTGATTTGACTTTGTTGCGCCTGGGCTCCAAAGAACTTTACTTCAATCCCTTCTACGCATCTACGCAAGGGTACAGGTATTTCATTCCAGTCAGTGAAATTAAGTGTTCCGTCTGGATTTAGAAAAGTTGAAATGTCGTAGAATGCTAATGCTTGCAATGTTTCCATCAAGTGGTGTTCAAGCTCAAAGCACTTACCTTGCAGCCACTGTGATGTGTAATTGTGCAGAAGTTGCTGAACTACTGGGCGCCGAAGTAATTCACTACCCATACAGGCGCAGGTATTTGTCTGTAGAGAAGTGTTTGTCCTTCTGTAGGCTTCAGTAGCATTAAATCCGTTCAAAAGATATTCAGCTGCAAAGTAAGTTTCTACAAGGGTAGCTCCAGTCTCTTTATAATCTGGAAATACATCTACAGGAGTTCGCCCACTCTTATCAGACAGCAAAGGCAAGGAGTCTCCTGGGTGTAAAGCTTTTTTCCCAAGCGTTTTGCGTTTCGGTTTTCCTTTTACTTGTGGTTTACCTGGTTTTAGTGTCATACGGGTAAATATACACTCAAAATAGGTTTGGCGTGAAAAATGTAAACTTTTATTTACTATTTATTTTAATATGTTATTCGTAATAAATTAGAAATCGTCTTCATCATCACACATTTCACAAGGGTAATCTTGTTTTATCAAACCCAATTTCACAGGGTAACCTGGTTTACCATATTTACAACCGTGTTCGAAACAGCAATGGGTTCTATGTACACCCCACCTTTCTTGTGGAATTGTAGTCGTTGCAGATTTACTACGCATAACACGTGATAAATCCAATTGCTCACTTTCGTACTGTTTAATCAGCTTTTTTGCTTCGTTGTATTGTTCTTCTGTTATCATAGTTTTGTCCTTTAAGTCCGCAACTGTATTTATTACCATACGATATAAGCCAACCTATGAAACCGTGCTAAGTTCAAAATCGGTTGACTTAATCTTAAAACAATTTCGCCAAAATCCAGTGACCAAATCTATCTTGGTGTAGTCTTCAACTCTATCGTTTTTATTTATTTCTGCTTTTTCAGTTTCGGAATCGCAAACTTGAACGTCTGCAATACCACAAAAAAAGAAAATGTATTTATCGCCAATTTTTATTGGTTCTGTGTTTTCGTAACATTCAAAGTCAAATTCTTCTTCGTACCCTTCAATTTTTGTTTTGAAATTTTTCATTTTGTATTCTCCTTACTCACGATATGTTTTTTAGATCTTTATTGTTGATGAATACTGATTATAATGAAATTTCCATTACCCAATTCTATAACATCATAATATATTTCGATGTAATCCCAAGTAACTGGCCTGAACTCATCTTTTTCTCTGTCAAATAAATCAGAATCATTTTCACAAAGCTTCATTAATTCTTCTTTAGTACCTTCACTTGCTATGTCATAAATAGCATCGCTTTTATAAAAAGGAAATCTATTTCCTAAAATAGCTGCGGCATCTGTTGAAAAGCCGCGTTCAATTAACTCAGTGATTAAATTTTTTATATTCATGATGTATCTCCTTTGATAATAATTTTAGTTTATTGGATACGAATTAGAAGTCTAATTATCAAAAGACTTTTGTACACCCACAGATATTTGCATAGCCATAGACTTTTGCATTCCCATAGACTTTTGCATTCCCATAGACTTTTGCATTTCCATAGACTTTTGCCTCGGCATAGATCATTGCGTAGCCATAGACTATTGCATTATCATAGACTTGGGCATCATTATAGACTCTTGCATCATCATAGACTACAGCATTTCCATAGATTGTTGCATTATCATGGACTTTTGCATTTCCATAGACTATTGCATTACCATAGATCCATGCACTACCATATTGAGATAGATTAGATTCCTTCTCAATCCATCCGCCTTTGTCCCCTGCCTTTACATTAGAGAAATTGTATAATGCTTGGATACGGTATAAAGTGATTCCGTTATGTACTTTAGTTTCATCTGTTAGTAATTTGTATTTCATTTTGTGTATCCTCTTGTTTACTTTTTGTTATATCTATAATATAGCAT